AGATCAGCTAAGAAGAACGAAGAAGGAATAGATTATGACTTTATTAATGAAACAGTAGGGTATATTGCAGAAGGATATTTTCCTAGAAATGGACATTTTTTAATAAAAGAAAATATACCAGAGATAGAAACCTGGATAAATGCTAAGAATATAAAAAAATTAGAAAGTATTAAAACTGAAGCAGATTTACCTCACGCAGTTCAAATGAAATTAAGATTAAAAGAAGATGGTATTACAGATTTATCTACTGCTAAAGCATGGTATAAAGAAAACATATTAGATGCACAGATGGAAAAAACTAAAGGAAACTCTTTAACTCAACAGCAATATGAATCTGAAACACAACTATACGACATTTTAACTGGAAATAAAAAAGAATTTGAATTAGGTGAAAAAACTCATGCTAACTTCCAATCAAGGGGAGATGGATTTATGCCTTTTTATCAAAAGAATCTTGAGGCTCTTAGAAATTACTTAGATGGTGGTAGTAAAACATGGCTTACAAACGTTATTGGACTAAGAACAGAAATGGCTTTAGAAGAGTTCAGTAAAAAAAATCAGAGTGAAGATTATATGCCTAATTGGTTAAACTATATGAGAGGTAGTTTTGTTAGTATGATGGGTATGCCTACTGCTAGAGCATTAAACTTAAATGGTATTAAAGAACAAGATCAAGCTTTTCTTCAAAGTTATGTAGATAATAAATTAGATTCTTCTAAAATGGGTCTATTGGGTACATATAAAAAAGATTTATTGTATGATTTTGATATAGCAACATCTATTGGTGAAATGCAACAAAATCAAATATGGGGTGATTCAAAAGGTATTTCATCTGTAATGTCTGAGAGAATTAGTTATTCAAAACAAAAAATGTTAAGCATGAGATTAGAGAAAGCTAAAAGACTTGTTAACCAAGTTAATACCACTGGTATATATGGAACGTTAAGTCACTACTATTCAGATGGTGCTGCAACTAGATTTTTTGATAAAATAGATGGAGCTATGGGTGGTAGTTTGTATGGACCTTTACCTAAAAGTAAAAAAGCCAGACAAATGGCTAAGATGCAAAGAATTAAACAAATTTCAGATATTGAAGGTAAGTTTGAATTGATATCATTATTATCTCACCCTAAAACATTAATAACAAATCTATATGGTGGTATGCAAAATACTATCTCTGATACTGGTTGGGCACCATTTAGAAAAGCAAATGATACTGACTGGTTGTTAGCACAATTTTTTGGTGAAAATGCTTATTTCACTAAATATAACAAAGAAACTAAATCTTTTGAAAGAAAACCAATTAGAACTAAAGAAGATATCCAAGGTTGGATGGAATCTTTAGGTGTGTTTGATCAGATGTTTACTGATATGGTTGGTTTAGATAGACGTTTTGGACAAAAAAACCAAAGAAAATTTTGGGTAGAGTTTATTACAAAAATGAATAAATCTGCTAGAAAAGGTGAACTTGAAACACCAGAAGCTTATAATAGAAGAGCTAAACAAACTCATGGAGAGCTAGCTAAAGAATATAAAATTTCAACACCATTTATTGAAGCTGGTGCATGGCCTATGAAATGGTCTGAACGTAAACTACGTGGTACTGCATTCTTAGCTAATGCAATTAACATGAGATTTAATGTAATGGGACCTGCTGCTAATAATATTGCTTTTGATAATCCAGTTATATTAGATTTTGCTATGAAAGGTGTTCTAAGTTCTCAGTTCTTATATCAAGCTGCATATAGACCTAACTTTGCAAACACTTCAGTTGGTCGTGTTATGACACGTTTCCATCCTTATGCTTGGAATAGTATAGCAAGAAGAGTAAAGTTATATAGAGGAGCACAACAAGAAGGTTGGAATAAGGAACTTTTACAAACTAAGCAATTTCAAAGACAGTTTACAGCAGATCTAATGTCACTTGCATTAGCTAATGTATTTGTTTCAAGTATATTTGAGTATGCACTATCACCACCTATGTCTTGGGCACAAGATACTGCACAACTACTATTTGGTGATAAAGAAGAACGTGATAGAGCATTCTTTAGTCAATATCCATCTAAGGTATTAGCACCATTACAAATTGTAACGCCACCTATTGGACGTTTTGTTTTACCACCAATAACAAGTATGTTAAATAATGATTATGAAATGCTAAGACAATACCAAGTAGCTACATACTTTCCTTATGGTAGATTAATTAGAGATTCATATAGAACATATCAAAATCCAGCAATGGCTGTAGATTTTCTTACTGGAATGCCATTACATAGGTTACATTCAATGAGAAGAGCTCAAATTGAGGACTTAGAAACTGAACAACAAGCTGAAATGCCAATTCAAGACCAAGATTTGTCTGAAGACTAGAATTTTCCGCATTATTACCCCTTTTGCCACTAGAATAGCCCTCTACAGAACTATCTCTTTTTAAACCTACTTAGGTATTAAAAAAAAATTTAATCTCTTTCTATGGGCATTCTGGACGTCTTTATTGTAACTTTTCTAATTTATTTTTAAATCTTTTTAAAGTTAATTCTATATTGACTTCCTTTGATCCGTCGCTACTACAAGTATAATATACTTCTTGCAATATTCTTGGAACTGCACCTTTTTCCAATATAGGTTTTTCTTGTCTAGGTATTCTAGGTACTCCGTATCTCATTTATCTATCCTTTTTCTTTATTATCCCCCCCCAGTTAATATATTAATACATGGTGCCAACCAAGTGTATTTGCTTACAAGTTACTTTATTAAAGATAATCTATTATTAAACAATAATGATAATCTGTATGCTGGATTGGATACCTGCTTGCTTCCTTGTAAAGCGTGTTATTTTAAAGGGGGGATAATTCTATAATTCATTAATTTTTATTAAAAGTACATCTAACAATTTAATTTCTTGCTTAGATAAGAAAGGTGCTTTTTTAAAGTTAACTAATGCTGCTTTAATAATCAACAACTCCGCTGCGTCTTCTAGTTTTAATTTAATCATTACAGCACCCACAACTCCCTGGACCTGGTCGTCCAGTCATATCATGTTGATCTTCTGATCTTCTTATAGTTTCTAAATGACTATCTTCATTTTGCACATATTCTTCAGAATTCCATTCAGCGTCAGACTCATCTTGTAAGTCTTGTAACCATTGTTTGTCGTTTTCATGTTGAATAATTTTCTTAGCTAACGACATAATTGCTGTTACTTCTTCTTTACTCATGTTCATTATTGAACTCCTTTTCTATTTTAATTAATCTTATCCATTCCTTATATGGTATTACAGCTAATGCTTCTTTTCTATCCATGCGTGTAACAACTATATCTACATCATCAGCGTGGTATTCTGGATATAACCATTGAGCTATTTTCTTTTTCATTTTAGCTTGAACAGCATATCCTTCTACTAAACAATCTACTTGTTCAGACTTACCAAGTGCCATACCATTTGAGGCATAGGCCCTCTTTGCAGAGAGCCCTTCCTCTTTAGCTGAGTTGACGATCTCACGCTCTAAGTTGTTACCACGCACTTTGTTTCTATGCGTCATAACTGCTTTTGGCTGCCCAGATTTTTAATCCAGCATCCCAAAACCTTAGTATGAAGTTTAATTCTAAACGACCTAAACCAAGTAATATCCCATAGTGTTTTCCATGAGAAGTTTCGTATGTAACACCTATTCTAAGGAATTTAAAAATCATAAGTGTCCATGTTGAAATATCCTTTTGTTTTATCTTGTTTAATCTAAAGTACTTCATTTAACCTCCGTATCGTTTAAATGTCATAGTTTCACTATCAAAAACAGAAATCATTTCAAATCTACCTTCGTCTCTTGATTTCTCAGAGACGATTGTTCTGTAGACTTCATTTCTATTTCCTTTTAAAACTATAACTTTGTCAGCTTTTTGAACAACATTAGAACTTCCCTTTAGGGAATGCAGTCCAATTGTGTTCTGTTGTCCGCTAGCTTTATTTACATGGTGTATTGCAAATATGGTTGTATTATTTCTTTGAGCAATTCCTTTTAACGCATCAATAATAACGTTTTGTTTCTGTATCTCACCATCAAATCTATCTACTTGCAGCTCATCTGTTGTATCAACTACAAGAATATTAGGTTCATGTTGTGCTATTACTTTTTTAACAGCTTCAATTTCTGGAGCTATTGTCATTATTTTAATGTGTTTCAAGTCTTCACCCAAAGACTTATCTGGATTTGATTTGTACTGTTCATACACCCATTCCTTGGGTTTATTCCAAGCAATCTGAACGAATCTTCTCCATGTTAACACTTCACTCATTTCTAATGAAAGGAATAAAGTATCTTTTTTTGCTCTAGTAACTATGTTTTGAACAAATGCTGTTTTACCCATACCAGTATCACCTGAAAATATAACAAGTTCACCTGGTTTGAAGGAATAATCTTGACAATCATCAAATATATCTTTCATATTTATACTTTTCTTTGTCATATCATTTTGTACATACAGCTTAAAGTTGTCTTCTAAAGAACTTACATCTTTAATGTCTAACATATAATCTTTCCTTTTAAAGAAAATACATTTAGGGTCGCAATATTCTGACATAATTGAATCATCACAACCATAAGTGTAATTGTTGTCATATACATTAGACACTGTTCTAAGGACTTCTTTATTATCCATTTCGCCGTTAGCCCATGTTTGTAATCCATTTAAAGATACTAACAATGGTATACCAGCTCTTTTGTAGCTACTAGCCATTCGCATTAGTTTCATATTTCTAGACCCTTTTGATGGTCCTTCATTAAAAACGTGCTGCATACAAGTCACAACTGAATTGGTATTACCCCGATTCAACGGACCTTGTTGTTTTGCATTTGTGTATTCTTTACCTGAAAGAATATGTCTTTGCAAATAAGGTTCTATATTATTATCTGTGTTTAAATTTAAACTAAAGTTCTCTTTTGAAGCTCTATATTTATTATATGCTTTTTTAGATTTAGCTACTTTGCAAACATCTTCATAACTCATATCCCATATATCTTTCAACGGGATATAAACCTTATATAGATTGGTTTTAGTATTTAAAGACCATTTTGATCTTATTACTCTAGTTTTGTCGTATATGTTATCTCCAAAACTAAAATATTCGTTCATAGTAGCTCTTACTTTTTCATGCAAGAGCTTACTTGGTTGAAACCCGAATACATTAAGTAACTCAATATGATAGCCAGAACCACTGAACCAAATATTAACATGATTATTATCAATGCCAAAATTAAACAACTCATCAAGAGCATATCTAACATAATGTTGAATACCTTCTTCATCTGCTTCTCCTTTATCTATATCGATTGTTATTGTATCTATATATACTAATCCATCAAAACCTTTTACTGTTTTGTTTTTTTGAACAAAATCATAATATGTCTTATCAAAAGAATAATACGATCTGTACATTTCTTCTTTGAATGCATTTTTATTTTGCAATTCAGAGTATATATCCAAAGTAGTAAGTTGGTTTCTCTTATTGATCTTCCCTTGTACTACTTCAATGATTGTTTCTTTACTTTCCATCCTTTTACCTTACTTTTAAAATGTTCAACTTCTACTAATTCATATCCAAACTTATCTAAAGTATTACTTTCACGCATCTTTCTAAATGCTCTAGAATAAGTACTTACAGTGTATGTTTTTTGATGAACTAGTCTTCCATAACCTGGAACTTCTGATTCAAAATCATAGCTATAAAATACATTATCGCTACTATTTTTAAATTTACTAATGATCCAATTCGTTATTATAGATTCTGTTGTAATTCTCAAAATGGTAATCCGTCATCAGATGGCTCTGGTTCAATCAAGGTTTTTTCTACATGCTTAATTATCTCTGGTGATAAACCTTGAGATTCTGGCTTTTTGTAGTCTTTAGGGTAACCTTTTTCTAATTGAGTTTTAAATCTCTTTTCAAGATTCTCTGCATTTTCAATACTTGAAACAACTCCCCAAGTATTTCTTTTGTATTTACCACTAGATTGATAAGTAATACAAGCAACCTCTTGTTGCATTAGAGATTCTAATGATTTAGTATCTAACACCCCTGCGTCTGATACATTGAGATCTGTTTTTGTAGCAAGAAATAAAGTGTTTAAATCATCTGGAAATTTTAATCCAGTTACAACACCATTATTGTCTTTTTCAAAGTTTTGATTAACGAAACAATTATATGTATAACCATTGTTATTGTCTGTTAATATAACTTTTAGACTCATATCTGTATATTGTGAGTCCATTACTTCTATATCAGTTATCGTGCATTGGTTAATAAAGTAGTTCTTATTACCACCGCTTGCTGATACTTTAGTTCCTGTAATAGCCATTTAACTATCCTCCTTATTGGGTTTTTCTGCCATATTGTCATATTTCATTTGCAAATGAGTATCATGTTCACCTTCTTGAATTGCTTCTGATAGATGAGTTAACTCTTTTTCAACAGATTTAACTGTTAATGCATGATTAGGATGAGCATGATATCCGTCTTCTTGTACCATTGGAACTTTAACTAAAATATAAGTTCCTCCAGCATTTTGAATTATCTGTGCTTCACCATTTTTTAATACAACTTCATGTTTTTCTTTATTTTGAAGGTTTTTTTGTGATTTTTTTGTCACTTTTAGCCCCCTCATTATCTTGTAACCATCTTTTTCTACTGATAGTCAAAGAATTTTTTGTAGTTTGCCATTTAACTTTTGTGTCAAAATAGCCTTCTTCTCTTCTAATACCAAATCTAGCAACAGCTTTAGCATCTAAAGATCCTTCTTTGTCCATATCTTTGACAAGCTTATCTAGCTCTTTTGTCATGGCAATAGTTACATTAGATTTTTTTTGTGCTGCTTGTGCGTTGAGAACTTCTTCTTTACTAGCAATAGCAAAGTCACCACCAAAGCCTGCAAATGCTAATGCACGACCTACTGCTGATGTTTCTCCGTTCTCTAGTGCACTTGTTTTATTTACAAAACCTGTATTATCTCTTTCGGCAGCTAAGCCTGTGAAATAAATTTCTGGTTCTTCTATTGGATTTGGAATAACCTTAGCTTTAATAATATATTCGTTGCACATTTCACCTGTTGGTGAATCAACTATATTGTTTACTGATAATAATTCAGTTTTTATTGTAGCTTTAGGATATTCTTCACTGAATGCGATCACACGATCTTTAACTTCTGTATAATTATTAATGTTAAATCCCATTTAATCTCCTTTTCGTTTTATTGTTAATTTAATTACTTGTTTAAAGCCTATTAATGTAAGACTTTTTTATTGATTATGCAAGAATAAAGCTTACATCATGATCTAACTGATATTAGGGTAAACGAAAATGAGATATTCTCGATTCGATATCACGATGTAAGCTTTATTTACTAAGGAAGTGACTTAGTATTATTTGCAATCTAAATACATTGTAGGAAAATTAAAAGAGAACTCCTTATTATAAGGTTGCTCCATTAAAATTTTTCTAATAGTATTAGATATGAAACTTCCACTCATATTACTACAATAACTTGTAGCCTTAGCATTGCATGGTTCTGAACTTCCGTCTTCATCGCTATACCATGTAAGTTTATATTTTGCAAGTGTTGGATTTTTGAATACATATTGCTGATAATGTTCAGCACCCATACGACCATCTATTAAATAATCTGGTTTTTTATGATCTAATATATTAGTTACTGCTTCTAGTCTTGAAGACATAGAGTCAAATCCTAAGATAATTATATCATTGTTGTATGGTGAATATTTTTCAAATTCTCCTTGAAAGCATGTTATATTGCAATCATTGTTAATTTCTAAACACATTTCTTCTAACGCTTCCGTTTTAGTTGAACCTATATGTTTTTGATTAAACATTGAAACTCCTATATTTTCTGCACCTACTGTATCTCTATCATAAAGATAAAGATTAGTAGCACCCATTCTAACTAATTGGGTAGCTGCGGAACTACCTATAGCTCCGCAACCTAGTATGTGATATGTATAGGAATCAAAGTTATCTACAATTGCATTATATCTTTGATTTACATTCATTTTAATACCTCCAATAACTTCTTATCAGTCTTGATTAGATCATCTTCGTAACTTCGTGTATACCATCCGTAATCATATAGCTCTTCATCTGCTTCTATTAAAGCATCTTCCAAACTAAATTTATTACCTTTGCTATAGATCCATTTATCACTTGGCATTGTATGAATACAAGTATCTAGTTTATCTTTAGAAGTAAAAGCTACTCTAAGTTCAGAATCTGATTTTATTAAATCATCATTTAATGCTTTAATTGCATCATGATATTGATAAAATTTAATCCTATCCCAAGCATAGTCAGTTAAAATATCATCTACTTTAACTTCTAAGTTAGTTAACTCTTGATCTTGTTTTGGAAACAATGTTCCTTGGTTGCTATATGTCCAAGACGTATTGTTATGTTTTCGTTGATATTCAGAAAATGCTGTTGACTTTGGCATTACTGGTTTCTCACATAACATATCAACTTCAGACACTATGCCTTTTGGAACTTTGTTTCTAGGTTTATTTCTGATAATGTCTAGTTCAGTATCTATATGCATTGGATATGGTTTCCAAAGATTAACACGTAATTTGTATTCTTCTTTAAGATTTACTACCAATGATATTGACATATTACCATTTGACATTTCATCAATTGCTGTTAAGTCTGTTCCAGACCAAAATGCAGCCATAGTGTGATGACTGTGCCACCACACTAATTGAACATTTCTTTTAGCATACTTCTTTCCCACTTCAATATAGTAGTGAGATAAAGCCTCTTTCTCTAAAACGGTATTACCCGCTGATATTATTTGCTTTAGTATAGAAGGTTTAAACAATTTCCATTTACCTTCTTTATCTTTTTCGGCAAGCATCATTCCTCCTATTTCTGATTTATGCTCATCCCAAGCATATTTGCAATAATTTTGTATCTTATTCCATTCTGCTTCTTTAATGTAGAAATTAGCCATTGTTTCCTCCTCTCAATGCTGAAACCCATGTTCGCATTTGATTTGCTATTTCATTTTCTTGATCCATATCATCATTGTGCTGTTCGTTTGCTATACTCTCTTCTTCCATAGCTTCATCTGCCAACCTTTCGTATACTTGTGTTGCATCTTCATAACCTTCATCAAAGGGTAATAATTCAGGATCTGGAGCTACTTCTACAACATCCATCTCTGCTTTATTAATTGCTAATGATTCTGCAAAAGACACTGCATCAACTGGTATTTCACCTTCCAACTTTTTAATCATATAGTTTAAGGATTGATACCAATAACACTTTTCACGTAATTGACATTCTATGTTATCAGCATATTCTACGTAAGCATAAGCAAAAGAAATTGCTATTTCTTTATGCATATCTGAAGCTTTATCGTAATAATCACAATAATCACCTTCATCATCATTGAACATTTCTTTTGAATATGTTGACCTATGAAAAACTTTAACGTTCAAAGTCCACTTAGGATCAAATATATCCCAATTCATAACACGCATTTCAATTTCTTCATCTTCATTTAATGCATCTTCAAATTGAATTTCTCTATTGATTTCTGGATAAGAATCGCTTGATAGCCAATAAAGATTTTCTACTGTAAAGAAATCATCTAAACCGCTATATCTTCTACCTCCACCATCTGAGTAATTTGCTTGATATATTGCTCTTTTATTCATTTCTTCAAGAGATGGTTTATGATTTGCAATTAATTCAGCTCTTCTTGGTTCTAGGAACCTTGGAGATAACCAACTTGTTGTGCAACCATTGATAATTACATCTTGACTAACAATATTTCCAGTCATCATCAAAGCATTGTCTATCAGGTTCTTTCCAACTGCCATACTAAATTCATTTGAATATTGTGATGGCATACCATGAAATGATTTGCTAATATGATTCAAAGGTCCAGTTGAACCCATTTCATATCTTTTCCATAGTGTTAATGTTATAAATAAACCAACAAGATCTAACTTTACTAAATGTTCTGTTATTTCTGTTTCCAGATTACCAAAACAAATACCAGTTTTTGCTAGATCTTCTTGTTCTACCCATTTATGGAACATAGTAACTCCATTTGAACCTCTGCTTGAATATGATCTAGAGCCTTTATGAAGAAATGGATGTAATAATTCGTAATTATCACTATAATCGTTAGTTTCTCCATTTGGAATAACACTTTCTATTCTTTTACTAGGCCAATGTGCGTCCCAATTATAACTATTGTTATTACTTTCTGCTCTCATTCCAGCTAAATCAGAATATGTTCTACTATATCCATAATGTCTTCTTTGAAAGTTCGTTGCATTAATATTTTGCAAATCACCCTTAGTTTGAATTAGATTTATATATTCCTCTAATTTAAGACCAAAAGATAACCCATATGGTTTTAATGGAACTTGTCCCAATATGTTTCCTCCATTAGATTGAACTTGTATATTTGATTCTTTATACCAAACTTCAAATACTAACTTAGAACACTGCCATTTGATGACTTCTTTTGCATGTTTAGATAGATTCATAGTTTCTATCCAACCATCTTTTACTTCTGGAAAGGTTATGTACATATTTAATTCTACTTTGTCTTTCCATTCTGAATTTTCTATAAACTCTTCTACTGCCTTGTATTGTTTTTTCAATATTAGCTTTATTTCATTTATAGATTCCATTGCTTTTTCTACTTGATTACCAAAGTTGACACCTTGTCCTCTTAAGTCTCGTAGTTGTTGATCAATTAGAATTAAACTCTTTATAAATTGCTTCTTATCCCACTCCATTCTTTGTGGTCTTCTATTTAATAGCAAATCTAAACTTCCATTTACTTTTCCATATTGATCAAATCGTGATCTAATTGCTTCGATGATAGTTTGTTTATATCCTCTTTTCCAATTAAATGCTTCTGTGATTCCCAATGGTTTTAATATTGGTAATCTACTTCTATTGCCGTAAATCCATGGTCTTGTTAAATATTGTGAGTTTAAAGTCTCAATATCTTTCATTACCTTATTCTTTGGACCAACAATAACTTCTTTTGACACTGATTTTAAATCTGGATTATAATCATCTATTTCAATAGTTTTCATATCATAATCTCTACCATTTCTAGCTTCAGCCATTTTATTCCTCCTTAGATTAATTAACGTGTGACTATCCCATGCCCTCACATAAAAGATAGCCACACTTGTTTTAACTTTACTACTTCAACCTATGCATTGTCTCCACCAGTTTTATCTGATTTAACAATAGCAACGTAGCCACCATCTCTCAATGATGTTGTATCATCACTTGATACTACTCCGTCTAGATTTACTACGGCTCTTGAATCTACACCTAAGTGCGATCTAAGATGTCCTACAGATGTTACGTTTGATGGTAACTCTGTATCAGCAAAATTAGAACTGTTATACATCAACTTAATAGTCATACTTGTATTATTCATTTGAATCCTCCCTCGGATCTTTCTTATTAATATTAATATTATTTATTATGTCTTGCGTTACTTTTAAGTTATAGTAAGCATAACATAAGTGGGCAATAACCCTTGTTATCTGGATTCTATAAGCATTTTTTATCTTATCATCTCCAAATTCTGCCGCTTTCATGCGTGCTGCACTAGAATAATTTAATCCATCTAGTATTTCATACTCACATTCAAGCAAATTGTCACGATTTTCATCGTCAATAGTAAATATTGGTAACTCTTTCTGATATTTCTCAGCACCTAAGTTTAATCTTTCCTTAAGATGCATTGTAACATTTTGTTTTATATCATTTATAGTTTCCCATGTAATGTTTTTCTCTGCTTCTATTTGCTCAGCAGTTGAATCTAATGCAGCCATTACATCTTTAAGTATCATTTCATTGTTACTCATCTAAACTCCCTTCTTTCTGAATTTCTCAATCCATGTTTTCTTTTTTCTACTTGGTAGACCAACAAATATCCACCACGCTCCATACTTTTCACGAAACTCTTCTTCTGTTTTTTTACGCCATTGATCGTTCATAATTACACGCTTGTCACTGTAAATATAAGGATTTCTATTTTTATCATATTTGATAATCATCTCTTTCTCCTTATTGAAGACTGACTATTGTAGAACATAAACTCAAAACCTAATTTCTCTAATTTAGTAATTAGTTTGCTTATTTGTTCTTGTATTTTAAATGCTTTTTCAGCTTTACTCACCTAACTCTCCTTTTTTTTAATGTAAAGGACTAACTATCAACTTATCTTTTGCTTAGAGCGATACTCTAAACTCAATGACCAATATTAATATTACTATTTGATTGATAAGGATTTTTTGTTAGCCCTTTTAATTTATGAAATGGGATAAGCGTATTTGCTGCTCTGTTGCTTAACATGGCCTTACGCACTACTTATCCCATCTTCTGTTACCGAAAGGAAGATAACAATTCTTATACTTCCTTATACTCTATATGAAAATACTTCCTCTTGAATTTTAAGAATAACTTGTATTGTTTTTTATCATTTAAACAATTAATTATGTTTTGCAAGTCTGATAATTTCATAAGAGTTGCGTAGAAGTAAAAATGATTAACACTTTCACTTTCTACGAACTCTATCCAACACATATCATTATGATATCTTTCAGTCCTACCATGAAACCCTTTGATATAAGAAAATGGTATTTCACAATCAACTGATTCCATAATAGATTTATTCTGAAAGATTTTATGTGGTTCATACTGTAGTGTTGGATCGTTTTCTATATTGAGAACTAACTCAAATAGATGCATTATACTTATCCGACTTTTTATTAAGGTAATCTATTCTTTCCAATAATCTACCATATTTTACGCCGTTATCGTATGCAATTCCTATCATTCCACATACCATGAGTATTACTGCTACTGCTATAAATATATTCATCTTTCTTCCACCTTCCTGAATTTTGTAGGTTTTACCTTAATATGTTTTGTAACGCTTTCCTTATAAGGTTTACCTATACGATTTTTCTTTTTATCGTAAGTAGTTATTGTTACTATTTGCTGAGTTCCTTCGTATGGGTTCTCAGATATTACTTTTATCTCTTTTTCCACGCTTATCTCCCTTCGATGTATTGTGTGGTTAATATTAAATTATATTAACATAGGTATCTTCGTTAGTTAATCATTTCTGAACCTTTACGGCTAACATTAGATACCTTATGTTAATATTAGTTTAACATAGGTATCATCGTTAGTTAATCGTTTCCGAACCGATTGATTAAGTCTTAACTTAATGTTGCGGCTAACCTTAGATACCTTATGTTAATATTAGTTTAAGAGTGGGGCTCAAACGAACCCCTACTCAAATGTCAGTTAACTCGCACATTAACTAACTCGATTGCGTCCCACTCAATCCTTGTAACTTCGTAAACAAATTGGAACGATAGAATGTTGCTTTACTCATAACTAATATTCTACCTAACTCTACTGGTTCTAACTGATCGAAATGTAGACTATTACTAACTCGTCTACCATAGTTGTAGTTGTATGTCCAGTTTAACAACTCAACTAAATCTGCTTTATTATACATTGTCATATGATAATGCCTCTAAGCCTTTCTTTAATCCATAGCATATTCCAAAGAATAATGCTATTAATATTATATAATCCATCTTTTTTCTCCTTTCAAGATGTATTGTGTGGTTTAACTTAAAAAATACTTAATACTTAAGTTTAACCTATGGTATTTATAACTTCTATGAGTAGGGAAATAGCATAGACTAAACTTGGACTGCATTAGATGTATTGTATGGTATATATAAAAGAGGATTAGGACTTACTCTACATAAGAGTTTATCCTAATCCTATTCATTAACTATATACTAGCGTTTGTAGATGTTCCACTATCTTTATTAACTCTCTCAAAAGATAACCAAACTCTTTTCTTATCACTACATAATGTTCCAGAATCACATACTTTTACATTATCTGCTAATACATTAGTCAATTTACTCTTTACACAAGCCACTAGTTCGTCATTGGATTCACTAGCGACAACAAATATTCCACCACTTGCTTGTGCTTTCTTATCATCGTCTAATGGGCTTGTGTTAGCACTTTGCACCAATTTCACACTATCCACACCACTTAAAGATGATTCACTTGTCAAACATAACTGATTAATTATAATCGTTTCCATAATATTTATTCCTTTATATAGGTTGATTTAATTAGATTTTAATAGGATTTGAATAAACTCAACCAAAAATTTAAAACAAAGCCAAAACGATAAGGTGTATCCCTTTAATATACCACGTACACACAATCTAATTGCATTTTTCAAATATTGGGCCTATATTTAACAATATGAAGGTTCCTAAAAATATTTTAAAAAAAATTTTAGAATTATCGGATGGACATCAAACCTTGTCTAGGTTCAATGCGGATACTGGGCAATGGGAAGATGTTGAGTATGATCCAAAGAATGAGACGCATATGCAAATAAAAGAAGCTCATCTAGCAGAAGTTGAAATTATGTGCTTAATTGAAGCAATGAGACTTGGAGTTTTAGAAAGAAGAGAGTTGGATTAGTATACTTTAAGTAATACTTATAGTAACTAATACATAATTCTATGGAATTATTAAGTATTTACTAAAAGTGATACTATAAGTATACTATAAGTATGGGAGGATGTCAAGTAAAAAATGATAATTGGACAAAAAAAGAGCAAAAAACCTACAAATAGAGAGCTAGTAGGAATGGTTGCAGCATTAGCAATGCAGGTAGAGAGATTACAGCTCCACGTAATGAATGGAGACAAGGCCCTGGACGAATATATGAAGATGAAAGGGGACAAAGAGGATTTTGTTAAGTATTTAGAAGAGAACTATAAAGATGATAAAGATAGTAAGAAGGCTGAAGGCAAATAATTTTGAAGAAGCTGAGTTCTACATATACCCATTGGACGAATTTAAAGGGAAGAACAAAACATACAAGCATTGGAGTAAGTGTAATGCTGGCGATTGGGGAATTAGTGACGACAATTATGTGGCTAAGTGCCTTCAGCGTAACATTTATAGCACAAATATTGAAATGGTGTTCCCGTATGGTAGGCAATTTGTTACAAAAACTGGTAAATTAGAGTTTGAGCCTCATTATTATAGTAAAAACTATAGTAATGTGACTACAAAAGGATATGATGAGCTAGAAGCCAATAAAAGTAGGTCTGATTTAGCAATAGATGCCTATTTAACGTACAAAATGGCAGGAAAAAGGCCAGATCTGGAGCAAATAGGTAAGATATACCGCCCAGATCAAAAAAACCCTGCAGTGGCAGCAAAAAGATTATTAAAATTAAAAGAGACAAAGAAAATTATGAGTGAGAAACTAAAAGAAGTGTTAATCGACCGAGATATTGATGAGGGGTATGTTCTGGACATTATAAAAGACGCAGTTGACGTAGCCAAAACAAAAGAAGATCCAGCTAATATGATACGTGCTGCTAAGGAATTGTCTGAATTTTTAGAAATGAAACCCAAACAGAAACAATTAACTGAATCTTTTGAGGTAGATATCTCTCATCAAATATCTAATAATTTTGAAAAAGAAAGAAAGAAACTGAAAGCGACTAAGGTAAGTGAAATCGATAAAGAAGACGATAGAAATACTATCAAAGAATAAAGAAACTTTAGAATTGTTCGTAGCTACTATGAGAGAAGTTGCTTCTGACCTAGCTATTAAAGTAATAGTTAAGAGAAAAAGTGGAAAAAGATAAAATTTTACTAGAGATGGAGAAAGACATGCTCTTATTCGGCCGCATGGTTATGCCGAATATGTTCAGTGAGAACTCTCCCAACTTTCATTACGACATAGTAAAGAAGTTGCATAGTTCAGATACAAAGCAAACAAATGTTATTGCTCCTCGTGGACATGCTAAGTCATCTATAGTTGCTGGTGTTTATCCATTATATCATTTAATGTTTGACAAGGGGATAAAAGTAATTGTTTTAGTATCTCGTACACAAGGTCATGCTACAAAACTTCTAGGGACACTTAAAGACGTATTAGATTACTCAAAAGAGTTTAGATACTTTTTTGGATACTGGGGGCAAAACTCAGCAAAGAAATGGACAAATACTGAAATTGAGTTAAAAGATGGAAGTATTATTATATGTAAAGGTACTGGACAACAAATACGTGGTATCAAGCACGGTAACCAACGTCCGACTCTTTTAATACTTGATGATCCAGAAGATGAGAACAACACTAAGACAGCAGAGTCAATGGAGTATAACCTTCGTTGGTTGCTACAATCTGGTGTTCCATCATTAGATCCTCTACGTGGTAAGATTGCTGTTATTGGTACTCCCCAACACCAAAGGTGTATGGTAGAAACATTAAAAGATATGAAAGGTTGGGATACATTAGAGTTTAGACCTGTTCTAGAAACTAATTACTCTTTATGGCCAGAAGTATGGCCTATAGAGAAGTTGAAACAGAAAAAAGATGAGTTAGATAGTATTAACAGACTTTCCGTATTTTACAGAGAGTACCTATGTCAGATAGTAGGTGACGAGGATAATTTATTTAGAGAAGAACATTTAAAACACTATAAGGGATACTTACAGAAGAATGAACAGGGATTGTCGAACCTCGTACTGACGAGCTTAAATGGCGAGGAAGTGGAAGAGGTTAGACCTGTAAACGTGTTTACTGGTGTCGATCCCGCATCTAGTACTGCTCAGACTGCTGACTTCTCGGTAATATTTAATATTGCAGTAGATGAGGACAATAATAGGTTTGTTCTACCTTATTACAGAAAAAGAGCTAAACCTTTACAGGTAGCAGATGCAGTTATAGATAACTTTAAAGTATATAAAAGTTCTAAAACTAGAATTGAATCAGTTGGTTATCAGGAGATGTTACGACAATATATAAAAGAAAAGTCAGAAGAATCTGGTATGTTTATACCAGGGTTAGAAATTAAAGAAAATCCTAGAACATCTAAATCTTATAGGTTAGAAAGCTTACAACCTCTATTTGCTAGTGGTAAAGTGTATATTCAAGAGAATATGCAACATTTTGTAGACGAGCTATTATTATATCCAAGAGGTAAGCATGATGACTTATTAGATGGTTTTTTCTATGCAAACAAAAATTGCTACAGACCAGTGCATGATATTGGCAATGTTAAGGAGAAAGAAGAGCGTTTATATCAAAAAGCAAAGAACTGGAAACTATTTTAAATAGTTCTTGACAAATCTATATAAAAACCCGTAATTTAGACCCAAACAGTTGTATGCCAAAAAAAGACCTAAATAAGTATAAATTAAGTTTTACGTCTTTTATTGGAAAGATAGACCTATTAAGCAAACTTGAGATACCAGAGGGGTATAAGGTTATAGATGCCAGAAAATATTCAGAAACGAAGAGCAAGAACCAGGACGCAGAGTGATGCAGACAAGAAGTTTGTTTTTGGATATGAAGATGGTCCAGCAATAAGTGTCAAAGAAATACCTAAAGACGTACAACTATCAAAAGAAGTCTGGCATGAATACAACAATGAAAGACAATTGTGGGCACAAAAATTTCAAGAATCCATAGAATTTCGTGCAGGAGCACAATGGACTAACGAAGAACAAGAAATACTAGAAGCTCGTGGACAAGCTCCCATCGTAGTTAATAGAATCCACCCTATCGTAGAGACTGCTAAATCTTTACTTACATACAACTCACCTCAATTCAGATCTAGTGCTAGGGAAGATTCAGACAGAGATACAGCTAAAGTGTTTTCAGACCTTTTTCAATATATCTGGGAAAAATCATCTGGCGATGAAGAACTTAAAAAAGCTATTGACGACTATTATGTTGGAGGTATGGGAGTGTTCACAGTTTATCAAGACCCTATGGCTGATCTAGGTAAGGGTGAAGTATGTATAAAGTCTATCAATCCCTTAGATGTATACATTGATCCTAACTCAAAAGATATATATGCAAGAGATGCTGCTCACATTATTATAGCTAAGCATTTGACAGACGAACAAGCTAAACAAATTTATCCAGAATATATGAATAAAATTGAAAATTCAGAAGAAGATAACGGAGTTGGTGCAGGAGATTATCCTATAACTGACTTAGCAGCTACTGAAGGACAAATGTTTCGTTCTGGAGATGACAATAGATTCCATAAAAATCGTAAATATCTAGAAAGATACACAAAAGAATTAGAAAACTATCATAACGTATATGAACCTTTCTCTGATAGAGAATTTTTATTTACACAAAAAGAGTATAATAAATATCGCCAGAAAGGTTATATAAAAATAAGAAAAATTACTGGTGAAGAACTGATAATTCATGACGATGAGGCTATTTTAGACTTAATGGAGATTATTGTTAAAGATGGACCTCAGTTTCACTATGAATTGCCAGAACCTCAAGCGAATGAAATGGGCGAAGTAATTCCTCAGCCTCCAGTTAGAGTTCCAGGGCCAGAAAATGCAGACTCAATTCCAGGTAGTACAACTGTTTTAATACCTATTACTACAGAAGAGTTGGTTGGTATGGGAGAGATAACAGCTAATAAAGTAGAAAAACCTTGTATTAAGCAAGTCGTTTCCGTTGGAGACACACTTCTTTATACGAGAATGCTACCAACAGAAGACTATCCTATCATTCCTCTAATGAATGTTCACCATAGAAATCCATATCCTGAATCTGACGTAAGATTATACAGACCTTTGCAAGAATATATTAATAAAATACGTTCTTTAATCATAGCACATGCAAGTACGAGTACAAATGTTAAGCTTCTTATACCTAGAGGCTCAGCAGATCTTCGACAGATAGAAGAGGAGTGGAGTAAAGCTGGAACCAGTGTTATTGAGTTTGACGCTGAGCTGGGTGCACCGATCGTTGCTGGTCCAGTTCCATTGCCTAATGAATTATATAAGAATGAATCAGATGCTAAATACGACTTAGAATATGGATTCGGTATTTTTGAAATGATGCAAGGAAGTGGTAAAGGTGCTCCATCTACATACAGAGGAACAATGGTTGTAGATGAATTTGGACAAAGAAGAATTAAATCAAGAAGAGATGACATAGAAAACTTTTTAAATCAAGCTGCAAAAGTTGCAATACCTTTAATACAGCAACTTTATACAGAAGAAAAGGTTATTCGTTTAGTTCAACCTAATGGACTGGAAAAGGAAGAAAGAATTAACTTCTATAGAGAAATTGACGATGATGCAGTTAAAAAATTCCATGACATTGGTGTAGGGAAATATGACTTAGTAGTAGTATCTGGATCTACGTTACCAACAAACAGAATGGCCTTATTAAATACGTATATGGAAATGTATAAAATGGGTCTAATTGACCAAGTAGAAGTCTTAAAGAAGACAGAAGTTGTAGACATAGAGGGTGTATTACAAAGACATGGACAAATGCAACAACTAATGCAACAAAATGAACAGCTATCAGAAGAATTAAAGAAGGTCAAAGGAGACCTTCAAACTGCTTCACGTGAAGAAATCCACGCTAAGAAGCGTTTAGAAGTAGAAAAATTCAGTGGAGACTTAGATAAAATATCTAATCGTGCTGAAATGGCATCTAGCTTAATGAAAGCTAGATTGAATGATGCAAAATCAAATCTGATAACCTCTGTTAAGCCAGAAGGGGAAGAGTCGAAGGACCTATATGATGATATAGCCCAAGACGAATTACTCTAGGAAATGGAGAATTAGAAAAGGAGACAACATGAGTAATAATGAAGATAACTTGACACAAACACAAGAACAAAAAGTGGAAGAAACGACTGCAAATCCTTCTTCCCCTACACAAGAAGACATATTCAACGAAGTATTCGGAAGCGATAATCGTGAGGAGTTTGTTGCAAAAGCTCCATCACAACCGAGTAACCTTGTTGAGAGTGACCCTTCCAATGTTCCAGATGTTAGTGAACAAGGGAGTGAAGCCGATAGTTACAAATATTGGCAAAGTCAAGCAGATAAAAGACAAGCAGAACTTGATGCTCTGAAAAGCCAAGTAGCTGATATCGAAGATGTAATGCCAATTGCAAGACATCTTAAACGAAATCCAGAGATAATTCAAAATCTTGCTAGTCAAGCTCCTCAGGAAACAGTGAATACATTAGAAAAACCTGTTAAACCTAAGAAGCCTGGAGACTATGATCATTCCGAAGCACTAGCTGACCCTGAGAGCGATTCTGGAAAGTATCTATCTCAGAGAGAAGCGTATATGGACAATATGACTGATTACATGGGTGAATTAGAAGAATCGAGGCAAGAAGAACTAGCTGTTCAACAGCAAGCTCAAATGCAACAATCTAGAGACAATCAAGTCTTTACTGAGTTGCAAGGAAAGCATGGTTTTTCTCCTAGTGAAGCTACTCAATTTATCAGTGAAATGAGTCGTCCCGAGTCTTTAACTTTAGACAATTTAGTTAAATTGCATAAAATTAACACTGGTCAAGGTGTTGATACAACTCAAATTAGCCAATCGGTTACGCAAGTAAGTGATAAAGCTAAAATGAGACAGCAAACACTAAATAGTAGAAAGGATAAGTTGGAAATACCTAGGCCGATAGGTGTCCAACCAGGTGCTTCAGTGCAGTCATCTAAAAGTGTAGAAGATAATATGATGGATAGTTTTGTTAATAATTTTAATAAAAAGAATCCATTTCAATAAACAGGAGATGATGAATCATGGCAGATCAATATAGTATAACTGCAGGGGATGCAGTTCAAGGAACGTCGATTAACGTCGACAGACGAATCTTTAACTTCGGTGAAAGAATCGCTGAATTAGCACCCCAACAATCACCTTTCTTCTCATATTTATCAAATGTTGCAAAAGTGCCAACAGACGATCCAGTCTTTAAGTTCTTAGAACAGAGACATCAATGGCAAAGACGTAACTTCCAAATCACCTCAGCGGGTGAAGTAACTGGAGCAGCAGGTAATACACCAGCTGATTCAGACTGGAATGTTACTGCATTTGACGTAGAATGTCTATATGACAAATATGGAAGAGAAGTGACAACAGCCGTTCGACCTGAGTATTTTGTAGTCGGACAAATGGTAGCAATAGAATGTGAATGGGATTTAGATGGTACAGACGGAGGCGACACACCTGCGATTGCTTATTACAGAGTAACAGCAGTGGATAATTCAAATACCGCAAAAGCCACTCTAGCAATGTCATTCGTAAAAGCTATGCTAAAAGCAACAAGAAGTGCCGATGGAGCAGACGCTGCAACTAAAGGACTTGTAACAGTAACATCAGCTGACAAACTACGTTTTGACGCTGGTATGAAGGGACAAGTTATTGGTTCAGCTTTTGCAGAAGGTGGAACTGATCCAGAAGGATGGAAAGACGAGTTCTATAACAGAGAAGGGTATTGTCAAATCTTTAAGACTTCAGTACCTCTATTCTCTGGTACAGCTCTAGCAACCAGATATCGTGGAGAAGCAAATGAGTATATGCGTGTATACCAAGAAAAACTTATGGAACATAAGATGGATCTTGAGCATGCTATGTTATTTGGAATCGGAACAGATTCAAACCCTGCCTCTGGCGGACCACTTCGTAGATCATGGGGTATCGTACCTTACACTGAAGCATATGGTAAAGTGAAAACTTTCCAATACTCTTCAGCTAACTACGATCACTTCATTGATGCAATGGAAGACGTTTTTTCACCTGAATCTGGAAACAGTGGTGAAAAACTAGTATTAGCTTCAAGAAAAGTTCTATCTTGGTTGAATAAACTAGGTGGAAGTTCATTCTTAGGCAATACTATGGCTTTAAATAGTCAAGTAGGAAGCGGTCTTGATATTCAAAATATCAAGGGAGGCTTCGGTCATCACGTTACTAGAGTATCAACTCTATATGGTAATCTTAACTTTGTTTTAGAACCATTGTTTAGAAACCAACATGAGAATACAGCAGTAATGATTGACCTTAACAACGTAGCTTATAGACCGTTATCTGGTAACGGAGTGTCTCGTGATACTCAGATTATCACTAACGTTCAAAATAGAAACGTTGATGGAAGAAAAGATATGATTCTTACAGAAGCAGGTCTTGAAATCCAACTTCCTGAAACACATACAGTGTTACAGTTTAGTTAATAAAATAGGGGGAGTTGCAATATACTCCCCCATATTTAGGAGAATTTATGATAGGCAATAGAACTAGAAGAGATTTTAGAAAGAAAGCACAAATAGGTAGAAACATTATAAAAGGAATTGTTACCGTTACATCCTTTGTGTTGCCTGGTGGAAAAGTTTATAAAGGTGTTAAAGCTGCTCAGAAACTTAAGCAGTATAGAAAAGTACGACAAATGCAAGTGACTAGAGGACAAAGAAGAGCACAAAAAGCATCTGAAGGATTAGTTAGTTTAACTGGTAAAAAACTATAAAGGTAGATAATGAGTTTTAAAACAGAGATAGAAGCAATAGTTGGTGATATAGATAGCCCAGATTATACAGCTGAAGCTGCTTTATATCTAACTGAGGGAGTAAAGTTTGTATTAAAGTTTGTAGGCAAAAACAGAGAGATGGCTCAAAAGCTTACATCTAATGCTGTTCTTAATAATACTAGCACAACATTAGACACTAGTCCTATATTAAATGTTGTTTCCGTTACTAGAGGAGATGGAACTAGAAACAGAGAAGCACTAGAAGTAGCTTTTGAAAATTTTGATGATTATAAAGATGTTAATAGTATTTACTATAGCAGTAAGTTTGATCCAGTATATTCAATTATAAATGATACACTGTATGTTCAACCAGAACCTACTGCAACTGAAAATGCAGTAATAAGAAAAATACAACCAGCGGCAATTAGTTTAGGTGGAACTTCAGTGGATAATGTTCCAGATGAATTGCATAGAGGAATTGTTTTATATGCTTCTAAAGAAATGTTAAGAAAATTTTTAAGCACTAAAAATGCAGGATTACCAGCTAATTTAAGTTTACCGAGCGTACCAAGTGCAGGTTCTGTAGGAACAGTAACATTAGGAAGCTTAGGAAGTGCACCAGCTTATAGCAAAACAGCTTTAACCTTAACTAGTTCACCAAGTATTAATTCATTGAATGTTAGTGCTTCTGTTCCATCAGTAATAACATTAGGAACAGTTGCTTACACAGATGCAAGCGTAGGTGATGCATCAACTACAGGAGAAGCTGTTGCGGCAGTTACAATACCTTCTATTACAGATGCAAATGTAACAACTGTTGTTCCTGCTTATACTAAAACAGCTATGAGTTTAACTAGTGCACCAAATATAAGTGCTTTAACTATAGGTGCTAGCGTTCCTTCAACAATTAATTTAACTAGTGTAAGTTATACAGATGCAAGTGCGGGAGATGCTTCTGCAGGAACTGTAAGTGGAGTAACTACTGCAAGTGTATCAGATGCCAATGTAACTACAGGCAATTCAGCTATATCTGCATTACCAGCTTATGCACCAGCATCTATTAACATGACAGGAGCTCCAGGTATAAGTTCTTTAACTGTGAATGAAAGTGCACCAAATGCACCAAGTATTGCTGATGTAGGTGTAGGTAACTTACCAAGTGCACCAGCATATGCACCACCATCTTTGTCATTAGATTTTGGAACTTTAAGTGCAACAGATACTTCTGCTGGAGTTGAAGCAAATTTAGGTGTTGATGATTTTATTTATGACGAAGATCCAGAAATGGCAGCAATAGCATTACAAAAAATTGGAACACAAATTGATAAATATCAAAGTGATATACAAAATCAATTAAATGAATTTAATGAAAACATGACTGCTTACAATGCTAATGTTCAAAAACTTATGAAACAAGCTGATATGGAAGAAAGTGAATCATTACAAGGGATTCAAAAATATTCACAAGATATAAATTCATATCAAATTACAATTAATAAAAAAGTTCAAGAGTGGCAAGTTAATACCGAAAAAGAACTTAATTTATGGCAGACAAAAAGACAAACTGAATTGCAACAATATTCAGCAGATATACAAAATAATTTAAACGAATATCAAGAACATTTAAATATTTATCAAGTAGAAGTTCAAGAAGAATTACAAAAACAAAATGTAGCATTAGACAAAGTAAGAACAGATGCTCAAATTGCTGCTCAAAAAGCACAACAAGATTCAGCTGCTACAACTGATGTTGCTAAGTTTAATAAACAAAAAGATCTACAAATAAGTATGGAAGCTAGAGCCAAAGATATGGAGTCTTTAATTGCAAATAATAATGCTATCGTAGCTGATTATCAAGCAAGAGTTGAATCTTATGGTGTTCAAGTCAATGATCAACTACAAGAATATAGAGCTAATTTAGAAAGAGAATTACAATTATTTCAGTTAAAAAGAACTACAGAAATTCAAAAACACCAAAATGATATTCAAGATGAACTAAATGAGTTCAATAAAGATAATGTTCGTTATCAAGCAGAAGTGCAAGAAGAATTGACTAAACATAATACTGCTTTACAAAAAGCTATTGCTCAAGCACAAATAGATGCATCAGATGCACAGCAGGAAAGTGAAATTGCAGCAACTAGAAATTTATCTAATATGAATAAAGATTTACAAATCAAGTTAGAAGCATCTACTAAAGATATGGAAGTTATTATAGTTCAAAATACTGCTAAAGTAGCTGATTATCAAGCTAGAGTTGGATCATACCAAGCTCAAGTTGCTGAACAAGTTCAAGAATATCAAGTAAATTTAGAAAAAGAGCTTGGATTATTTAACACTAAAAGAAATACAGAATTACAAAAACATCAAAACGATATTCAAGATGAATTAAATGAATTTCAAAAAGAACTGTCTATATATCAAGCAGATTTACAACATAAAATTCAACAATCACAATTAAGTTCTGATAAAGAAGCTATGGAAATACAGCAATATGCTACTGAAGTAGAATCTTATGGACAGCAAATAGCTAAAGAAGTCCAAAACTTTACAACTAAACTTCAAAAAGTTACTACAGATTATCAATGGTATCTAGACCAGTACAATAAAGTTAGACAAGACTTAGTAGAGTTTTTATCATATTATTTAGGTTCACCTCAAATACAGGAGCAAGGAAATGAAGCTGCAGCAAATGATTGAAATGGTTAAGAAGCATCATCCTGAACTTGGTACTAATGAAATTATTCATAGTTTAAATCAAGCATCAGATGACTTTTCGGCTAGAACTTTAATATTGGATGAAGCTACTCAATTCAATACTGTAGCTGATCAAAGATATTACGGTTTAAAAGCAGAAATATTAGAAATTAAATCAATAGATTTACAAGATTCAGAAGGAAATGTTAAAAGAATTAAAAGATTGGTTGGTAGACCTGAATATAGGGATTTAACATAATGCCAAATTATAATTATAGCAAAGTATACACAAGAACTACCAAGCAACACGTATGGTGGGTTGAAAGAGATTCGATTGGTCTTGCATTATTTGATCCATTAGAAAGTGAATCAACTAGATTTAAATCAGTTGATGAAGTATTAACAATTACTATATTTTACTACAAGAAAGCAGAGCATTTTAATACTTTAGATTCTGCTTCTTCTAGTATGACAGAAGTAAGTGAGCTACCTACTCAATTTCATCAATATTTAGTAGATAAAGCAATTCAGTTGGGATATGAAACAAAACCAGAAGGGCTTAATCACGCTAGATACTATTCAAATAGATACGAAGAAGGAGTAAAGGAAGCTAAAATGTTTAAAAACCGTGGACGTATAAGTGGCATGGTTTCTATCAAACAACAGGAGTTTTAATGGCAAAAACTTGGAGAAAAGGACATTTTGGAGTAGAATCTTTTACTTCTATATATACAGCTTTGGATGATTTGTTAGCTAGTTTTAATGATAATTTATCTGCTAATTTTACAGATAGAAATCAACCTTCTAATCCAACTTTTAGTAATATATCAGATTTAACTACAAGTTTTAGTAACGTTTCAGATGTGTCTAATCCTACTTTTAGCGATGTAGCAGATGTGTCTAATCCTACTTTTTCTAATATTTCAGATGTATCTAGTCCAAACTATAACGACATAGGGAGATCTACATAATGGGTGGAACTTTATCAAAACCAAATCAAATTAAAGATGTATATACTAAATTAGTATTTTTTGATGGAAATTCATTAAAATACGACAATGGAACAGCTGATGTGGTAATTACAGAAGCAGATAATTTTTCAGGAGATATAGTAGGTGGAACAGGAATTACTGCTACAGTATTGAATGGACAAACAACAATAAGTGTAACAGACGCTGAAGTCTTGTTACAAACTGAAGACATAAACGGAGGGGTATTCTAAAATGGCGAATAAAATACAATTACATAGAACTTCCACATATAATGCTACTGGTGCTCCTGGCTCTCTTTCTTATGGAGAATTAGCATGGGTTAATGGTAGCAATAAATTATATGTTGGAGTTTTAGCAAGCAATAACAGTACAGTAAATGTTACTGAATTTAACAGCATAGTAGTAGGACAGATTCCAGATTCTGCAGTAGGAACTAAAGGTTTAGTTATAATCGCAGCAGGAGAAGGATTAGATGTTGGCTACTCATCAGGTACAGCAACAGTATCCGCAGAAGACGCAACTACATCAAATAAAGGTGTAGCATCGTTTGCAAGTGCAGACTTTGCAGTATCAAGTGGAGCAGTATCTATTTCAAGTGTATCTAATGCACAGTTAGCAGGTAGTATTGCTAATGCTAAATTAGCTAATAGTAGTGTTACTATTGGTGATTCAGCTGTAGCACTTGGTGGAACAGACACAACTTTAACTGGATTAACAGATCTAGATATGACTGCTGGTAATAAAACAATATTAGATAGTATAGGTTCAAACACCTTAACTATCGGTGCAAGTGGAACTACAGTAGCTATTGCTGGTAACTTAACAGTAGCAGGAGCAACAACTACTCTTAATACATCAACATTAGATGTTGAAGATATTAATATTACAGTAGCTAAAGGAGCAGCAGATTCTTCAGCTGCAGACGGAGCTGGTATTACAGTAGATGGAGCAGGAGCAAGTATGATATATGATCACACAGGAACTCAATGGGAGTTTAATAAACCTGTTGAAGCACAACAAGGCTTTGTAGACACAACTATAGACTGCGGTACATATTCGTAAATGGCTAATGTTTTAAAAATTAAACGTGGGTCAAGTGTACCCTCTAGTAGCGATCTATCTGTATATGAGTTAGGATATAGGACAGGAACAACTGAACTATATATTAACGATAATGGCACGTATCGTCAAGTCGGCGGTGCGTCTTCTGGCGGAGCTGTAGATTCTATAGCTAACTTTGCTGACAATAGACTTCTTACAGCATCTGACGCTGATTCTATTAACGGAGAAGCCAATCTTACTTTTGATGGTGGTAAATTGCATTTATCAAGTGGTACTGCACAGACAGATAATGATGGAATGCTTAAAGTAGAACAAACAAGCACCTCATCAGGAAGTGCAGCTACAAATGCAGGTATTAATACTAAAAATTATCATGGTACTTCTCAATTTCTACAATGGGAAGAATTAGGTGTAAGAATTGGAAGTAGAATCTTAACTAATAGTGGTGTAGGAGATGTTGTCTTTACAGCAGGTGCAGATTCTGAAAAGATGAGAATTAAAGCTGATGGTAATGTCGGTATAGGAACTGATTCACCTGGAGAAAAGTTAACAATAAAAGCATCAGCTAATGCTAATACAGAAGTTATTAAAATTAGAGATAGTGGTGGAACTGAAAAATTTGTTATTGGATTACAAGCAAGTACTGGTAATCCAACAATTTCAACAAATGATGGTGATTTATATGTAGATGCAACTCACGATATAAACCTTGATGCTGCAGGTGGACAAATATTTTTTACACA